GACCATGCTTTGCCTCGGCGGGTTTCTGGTCCGCGTATGACATCAGCGCCGTCTTCAAGAACCATTGAGTGACAGCAAGTGCCAAGATCAAAGGCAACGCTGGATTTGTAGACTTTGGTTTTCCAGTGTGCCAGCGACTTGCTGTAGACCAGCTTAACGTCAGAAGAACTAATGTAGTCCTTTTTTGCGTGGTACTCAGCATTGGTGAGTTTGTCAGCGGGGATCATCATTGCATTGCCTCCCTTGCAATGTAGCAGAAAGTCTCGAAATCGACCTCCACCGTGTAATCGTGATCGCAATCGGTTAGCGCAGCCAGCGGGATCACACAGCGCATTGGCTTACGGTCGTATTTGTAAATCAGGCACGGCATTTTTTGCTCACGCTCGGCGGCGGTTTTAACTTGCTCCCACCATGCAGGCGCACCGCCAATGGGTCCGCTGGCGTAGCGTTTTAGCTCCAAGGTAAACGGGAATGCCGGATCATCAGGCGTCAAGTCACCGTGATCGGCTTCCTGATACTGAATTAGATTGCGCTTAAAGCCTATGCCGAGGTCATCGCGTAAGGCGTTGGCAACTTCCCGCTCAAATGACGCGCCCTTGTTGCGCCCATTGACCATTAGTCGGCTCTAGGCTGTTCGGCGTGGATACCTACGTTGGCCGCAGCGGTTAATGCTGCCGACCTTATGAACGTGGCCATTGGCATCCCGGCTCGCTCTGCCGCTAACGTCAGCGCCTCATGCTGCGCGTCAGTTAGCACGACTCTACTCTCTTTCTTCATGTGTCACCCTCCAGTGTGATTTGATAGGACGTTACATCCTAATTATTTTTTGCGCAAGTGCATCTTTAGTATTTACATAGGATGATTTACGGATTAGCGTGATTGTATAAACAGGAACAAGGGAACACGGTCATGTTAGTTTTTACATCAAAAGACAAATGCACAACTGTAACGGCAAGCGCTAAGTGCCTCAACGATGGGATCAGGCTTTCCATGCCCGTCTATGGATCAATCAAAACAAAACGCAGAGGCGCGATAATATACGTTTCAGATAAAACTGGCGTAATTGGATCGGTCAAAAAGAAGCCGCAAGCCTAACGCAACACGGGGAGCTTCGGCTCCCCACTCAAACTGGGAGAACCAACAATGAAACATAAGATAGAAATTGCCGCCGAAATCATATTCCTCTTGGCCCTGTTTGCAGTGCCATTGTTCATCAGGAGCGCAATGCTATGATCGACAAGATTGACTGTCCTGAATGCAGCGGCGATGGCACGGTTGAGCGCGATGTTTGGGTTCGTCAAAGTGCAACCTGGCATGGCGACTTTGGGTCGGAAGTTCAGGATTGCGATAACTGCAATGGCGATGGCAAGATTGAACCAATGGAGGATGACGAATGAAACAGGTCACAATAACTTTGGATCAAGCCAAGATCGCCGCCGAGTGCGTTGAGCATTCCATTGACTTTGCGCAAGATGTTGACGTTGGCTTTCTGGAGTTGGCGATCTTTAACCTGCAAAGGCAAGAGTTGTTGGCTCGGTTAAACAGAGCAATCAAAAATGCGGAGGATGTTTAACCGTGGACAAACTAACCCCAGCCGATCAGGCCATACTGCAATACCTGCGCGCTCAAGTGGATCGCCTGCAAGACGAGCGGTATCGGCAAGATGCAAGGCCAAGCATTGCAAATGAGCTTTATATTGCTCAACGCGATCTAAAGAAGTTCACATCTGAACTTAGACAGAAAGGATACAATATATAATGGTAAAAGTTTTCGACGTGGAAATAAACATCGCTGAACTCAAGGCAAAATCTATCCCGAATAAAAGCATGGCAACCGCGTGGATGGAGCTGGCAAAAAGGGAGAGGGAGGCCCACGACAAAGCGTGGGGATGTATCCAAAAGAATAAATTTACCCAAAGCAGTCGTGGCATAGTTAGAGATAATAGCGATTGGGTTGATAACAAGCACAAAAAAGTCAAAAGGCGCAGACCGAAAAATCCCGAAAGATTAGCATTAATTGTTGAAATGCGCGCAAACGGATTATCCATGAGCGAAATAGGCATCAAATTAAAAATATCAGAGGGAAGCGTCAGATATTGGTGTCAGCACTACAATATTGTAAAAGGCCAGGGGAATAATGACCAATGAAAAGAAAGTTTACAGAACACGAGGTTCACATCGCTGGCCTGGTTGGAGCTATCTTTGGCTTTCTCAGCGGCGCTGCCCTGATGACGCTGGTGGGCATTATATTCTAGGGGAGTCGCGCGGGTGGCCGTGTGAATGGGCGCATTCGGTAGCACGTTAACCAACAAACAATGTTGGACCACCCGCTCGATATTTCTACATTTTTCCTGCTACATTTGCAAACTATTTAATTATTTTGGCATAGGTTTTCGGGCCAACAATTCCATCTGGCTCAAGTCCATTGTCAGCTTGCCAAACTTTCACATATTTAGCTGTCATCTGGCCAAAGATGCCGTCAGCATCCAACCCCAAGACTTCCTGTATTTTCTTGACCTGTTCGCCCTCAGAGCCGACCTTCAGAAGAATAGGTGCTGGAGATGGATTGACCTTACCACCGAGAATGGCAATCGCGTCCTCATAGTGATGCTTTCTATCTGCCAGCCCTATCGTCCCTCCGTTAATTTTTTTAGTCGCCTTAACAATGTCATCGGCATATCGGTTCAGATTATTCTCTGACCAAAACCAACAGGCACTCTCGAGAGCGCCTTCTTTAGTGTCCAAATACTCAATGGCCCGTTCAATCGTCTTGCCGACACTGTTTGCGAAGGCAGTTTGATTATTTTTGCCTGTCAATTGGATCACACCCGCACCCTTATGCTTCCAGCCATCACCGCTCTCAGTGGGACCATTTCCCATCCGATTAGCATAGATCACGTTTGCAATCTTTTCAGGTTGACGGTGGTATTCCTGCGCATCACGCCCAGCGCGTTCAAAATACTTGGGAAAGATCGCGTTAAGAGCTTTCGCGGAGTAATTGAGATTTTCTTTCAGGACGCGAAAGTTATTACTTTCGTGACCACACTGAGCCATAAACATCGCTATCCGATTTGGCGTGTCGATCTCATATTTTGGCAGCATGGTCTGCAATGGTGCGACCCATTCAGCCCAGTCTTTATTGCCGTGAAGTAGTTTGTGAACTTGATCCGAAGAAAGTATCATCTTCATTTCCTTCCAAAGAATTTAGTTGCGCCACGAATACCAAAGCTGGCGCTCACGATGGCCCCTAACGTGTAGCGGTAGTAGTCCGGCATAGCGTTCAGTGCAGTAAACCCGTCAGCCACTATATCACGCCCCCACTCACCGCAGAACGCTAGAACCAGTGGCACAGAGAACAAAATTGTTAGCCATTCATCCTTCCAGCTTTCTTGGGAACCTTCAGCCATTATCTTTTCCCAGTCGGCCTCTGAGGTAGCCTGAGACAGCATAATCTGGGCTTGAGCTTCAGCCTTGGCGACCTTGGCCTTGGTTTCAGCGGCCTTCTGTTCCATCTTGCCTTGGACGATGCCCCCGACAATGCTGGTTACTGGGCCTAATAACGATCCCAACATCTATCAATCTTTCTTCGCTTGATAAGCATTGGCACCGAAGAACGCGCCAAGGATCAGTGATGTCGCTGGGAAGTAGATGGTTGCCATGCTGCCTAAGATGTCAGAGGCGGCATCCAAGCCAAGATAGCTGGACACGATCACGAAGAATGGATAGCCCAGCATGCCAGCAAGAACCCACCAGATCATCTTGCGGGACTGATCTCGCTGGGCGTTGTCATCCTCGATGCGCATCCGGCGATCTTCGAGCATCATTGCTTTTTCTTCTGGGTCTAGCTGCCCGTTGCCATTGAGATCATAGTCTTGCACGATTTTCTCCTAATCTGATAGGGGGTTGTCCAAAGCCCTTTGCAATTTTGCGTCAAGGCGGTTTTCTAAATCTTTCATTTCGGTATCTTGCGATGAACGAAGTCTATCACGTTGAGCTTCAAAACGCACGTCTGCATTATCAATTAGCGATCTTACTTCAGCTTCGTTTTCTCTCAGCGATTTGTCCACTCGGTCTTCAACGATGCGAACCGTGTCTTCAATGCGATCAGTTTGTTGCTCAATTCGCAACAGATCATCTTTGAGGCCGTTTTTGATGTCCCGTGAATATTCGACAGCCTCTTCGACTTTCTCAGCCATACCGGAAACCTTTGCATCCATAACCTCCATCTGTTGCTGATACGCACCGAGGTCTAACCCTGCGACCTCTTCGATCTTTTGGTACATAACGAAGCCTCCGTAGAGACCACCCACTACAGTGGACACAAACGCAAAGATTGCAGCGATGGATGCGGGGGTAAACTTGAACCCCCCAGCCTTAATCTCGCGATCAGCAAGGCCGTCGATGTCATCGGCCACTTTTGTTAGGTCAGTCAATTCTCAAACTCCATATCGCCGTCGGAGTTGGTTTGACTGTTTTGCAAGTCTTGCAAAGCCTGCAACTCAGCGCGAAGCATCTGCACCTCAAGCCTGCGCTGCGTCAACTCAAGCTGATAAAGGTCATCACAGTTTATACGGCTCCGCGGCTTGTCCAGCGGGATAACAATACGAGCATACAGCCCGATGTCCTTACCTTGTCCGACATTGCCATCGTTGTTGTTGACCACACCTGTCACGCCCCACTCTAAGGTCGTGCCACCTCCGATGGCGTTGCTGCAATCTAGGTTGCCAGCACGAAACCTGTCTGATTGATAGTTCATCGGTGGGTTGGGAAGTTGCACGGCGAGAGAGCTACTGTCAGCTCTGGCCTCTAAAGCCCAGAAAAAATAAACTGTCGCAGCGATACAGAATAATAAGTATACGTCCCAAAATATTTTCATGGCCTGCCCCCATCTAGCCTCGAACATATTTTGCTTGCAACCATTGGCTTGTCGCCACGATCTTTCACGATCTTTGACGTAGTGCATAGATAAACCGCCCGGTCCATGTCAGCCTTACGAATGTAAACTGCGAAGTCTTTACGTTCTTCGTGTTCTACCTTCATTATGCGGTTGGGTGAAGAGAACTTTATGTTTCCCCAAGCCTCATCGAACACCTCGACCTGATAGTATTTGACATCGCTCCGAGCATTAAACAAAGACATATCGGCGCGAACCACACCAGCAACATGAGAAGGTCGAACCTCTGGGTATGCAGGAGTCATATCATGCGCCGCCACTGGCGCAGCAAGGCAAAGGAATATGCAGGCTCTAATCAGCAATGCACTCTGCCACAACAAGGGCCGTATAGGTGCCACCGGGGAAGGGCTTGCTGACCCCATAAACCGCTTCGCTTTCAGTCTTGAACCACGTTGATCCGGCAACGGTTAGGGCAAACTCTGTGGTCGATCCGTAAGCCACCTTTGCTGCATCGTAACCAGACATGCCAGCGTCAGATGTATTGTGAACGGATGTTGATCCAGTCCAAGTCACCGTATCACTCAAGGATGGCGATGAGCTAAAGGATGTAGGGTGCGTGATCTTTGCGGTGTAGTAGTTGGCCAGCGCCACATCATATCGGACAACAGGCACAACGCCTGCGCTCGCAGATGCCGTGGTCAGTTTGTCCGCCGTAGGGTTGCCGTAGACACCGACAGTATCCGTTGTGATAACGCATCGGGCCTGAACATTGCCGTTAATTTCAACATTGGCCAAGGCAGGCATGGCTGTACAGCACATGAAAAGGGCGAGGTATTTCATATCAATCTCCATACTGGCTTTGCACCATTTGCTCGTGCAGTAGTTGTTGAGCCAAGTTATTTCGCAACGCCTTCTTGTTATCAGAAATACCAGCATCCGTCAAAATATTGACATCCCCATAAGCTCCCCCTGCTATGCTTGCATTGTAATACATCGCAATGTTGGTCTGCAAATTGATCTGGTTAATCAGATCATCTTGGCCTTGGGTTTGGGTAAGAGTCAGTGCATTGGCCGAGGCCATAAGCCCCATTTCCAAACGGGTTTCCTTTTCTTCCTCGTCCTCTTCGATAATTAGGTTGCCGTCCTCATCATATTTGAAGTCAGTCTCGCTCTCTAAAACCTTGGCTACCGCTTCATCTTCCAGTGCATCATACACCTCTACCTCAATGACAGGCGGCGCAGGCTTGACGTAGCCCGGGCAATTTGGGTCGATCTGCGGGTCGTAGCAAGGATCAAAGCGGTAGCTATAAACTACAACAGGATCAACGACTTCGCCCGTACCCTCAACTGAAATCGAGCCTTCGCCCCAAGATTTTGCAGGGATGTAAGGAAAGGAAAACTGCTTGGTGATTGTGTTGCCTGGAACTCCTGACCAATCGTCAGTCTCACTGAACGTGTAGCCCGTGCCATCGGCATTGCCATTGCGGATATGCACCTTCATTGCATCGTCTGCATTTTTGACTGTGCCGTATCTATAAATAAGACCGTTTACGTCCAACCCATCCTGCGATGGCAGCACCGATCCCATAGACCAAGACAGCCCGTTTGCAGCGGCATTGCCTGTGACCCCAAACGAATAGGGATTAGAGTAGCAGCAGGATGCCCAGAGCGCCCAGCACAGCGCCGATCCCAATAGTTTTGGTGTCTTGCCCATCAATCAAACTTTCTATAGCCCCACGCTGCATTTCTGGCGCAGGGTCTTCGTTCGCTTCCATTTCCCACGCGGTTTTGGCTGCGTCACCGATCAAGCCGTCTTTTGGGCAGGGCGTACCAGCGTTCATCATTGCATCGAAAATACGCTTATCTTGGCACATCACCGATACCGCTGCCACCTTCATGCCCATATCATACATGGTCTTTGCGTTCTTCAGCTTTTCGCAGTTCATATCCCGCACGGTGCGGCCAGCAGAGATACCGAGTATCTGCGTCTGCACCGCACCAGCCACGCCAACAGTACACAGGTCACTGTTGCTTGCAGATATTTGCGGTGAGATAGCAGAAGGCGGCGGAGAGTTGACCGTTGTGTCCATTGTGCCACTGCTTGTGACGGTGCTTTCGCTCTTCACTACGTCACTGTCTTGCGCAGATGCAGCAACCCCTGCAAGGGCGATGGTTATAGCTAAAAGAAACCTCATCCCATTTTCGACAACACTGCCAGCAAGAGAGCAATGATGGAGCCTGTTGTTGCAAGCATAATGCTTTCCATTCGTTTGACGCGACCAAATAAATCTTTGAATTGAATCTTCATCTCGGTTTGAATTGCAATTACTTGCTTTTCCATGTTGTCGATCCGTTCATGTGCTGATGCCACTGTACGTTTGTTCATCATTCTTCTCACTTCATGATCCGTATATAACTTTGCAGTTTATCACCTTTTGACAGGAATATCACGTTGTGATCTTGCTGCGCATCCAATGCGGCGTCTAGCAAATCCTGTGGACCAGTCCAGCAAGAGCTATCGGATGCCGCTTCAGGCTCATCTCCACTTATCAGGGAGCCAGCGCCATTATACCTATCAATGGAAATGATCGCCTTGTCGTCTGTCTTGCGGTACTTCTTTACAATTGTTTTGCGCATATTTCGATCAAAGTAGAACCCGCGCAGAACTTCGTCATCCTCTTGACCGTCAATGTAAAGGCGCAACTTGTCAGTGCCGATGCTCTCCAGATCAACTGCATATCGGATCGTCTGTGCTTGCTCTATCTCGGCGGGAAGATCGCCAATCAGGCTACGCAAAGCCATCGCGTTGGAAAAGACAACACACAAGCTGACCTCGCCATCGCGGCAGGCGAACACAAGCTCAGATATGCTGCTGTGTGTCCGAAAGTCCATTGAGCGGAGCAAGTCTGAGTAAGGTATAAATCTTTGTACTAACGCCATCAGACCACCGTATATGTTGAGCTGGTGTCACTGGCCACCACTTCAGTTCCGTTTGAGATCAGCACAACATAACCTGGCCGACCCGCTGCGCCTGCGGTGGTGTGAGTGTAACCAGCGCCGCCTGCGCCAATTGTGTAGGTCAAAACTGCGCCGATACTAAAGTAAGCGTTTCCGCCAACTTCCGTTCCCGCTGACCCGCCTGCGCCTGCGCCGCCTGAGTTGTCATATGTGCCAGGGTCATCGCCGCCGCCGCCAGAGCCGCCTGCACCTGATCCTGTACCTGGCGCACCGTTGGCAAGTTGACCTGTTGGGCCGCCCGAAACCCCGTAATCTTGTGTATATCCAGCCGCAATGTCTGCGTTTCCACCAGCCACGATGGTTTGATCGGGTGGCCAAGTCAAAATGCCACTCTGGCCACCAACGCCGCCGCCTGCTGTGACAGTTGTAAACCCTGAAGCAGAGAGCGTACTTGAGCCACCGCCCACACCAAACGTGCCAGCGTCATATCCACGGTCCTCAAACCCGCCACCACCGCCGCCGCCTGCGCCAAGCACCTTATATTGGATATATCGCTTCAGCTCAGAGCCGCGAAATTGCGAGAACTTAATTGTGCCAGACTGCGGAATGCCTGTATTGTTGCCGCTCACAGACGCTTCATATGTATTCCCGCGATAATATTCAGACAGCGAAACCTCTCCGGTTCCGCCGAACTCATCTTCAATGTCCTGAAGAGATAC